CCGCTCGCCTTCGCCGTCCTGCTGCTCTGGGGCCTGGCGGGGGCCTTTGCGGACTATCTGGACCGCCCGGAGGTTCATATCAGCTACCTGACCCGGGAGTGTGTGCGCGTGGTGAACGCGGACGGCTCCCACGGATCGTGTGGAGCCCTCCCGGACCGCTATGAGCGAGTGTGGGTGGAGTAAGATTCTGTTTCAACAACCCTGAGAAAAGGAGTCACAACGTGATCATCTTCCGCAACAAGGGCGTCATCGACCCCAAGTCCATCACCACCTTCGGGGTCAGCTCGAAGGAGAACCCCGGGGCCATCGGCTTCTTCGGGACCGGCCTCAAGTACGCCATCGCCATCCTCCTCCGCGAGGGCTGCGACATCACCATTCACGCCGGGAAGCGCAAGCTGGAGTTCGGCATCAAGCGGGATCGCGTCCGGGTCGATGACTTCAACGTGGTCACGATGAACAACCGCCGTCTGGGCTTCACCACGGAGGTCGGCAAGACCTGGGAAGTGTGGCAAGCCTTCCGCGAGTTGTACTGCAACACGATGGACGAACGGGGCGAAGTGTTCGAGGCCAGCGAGGTCCCGGAAGTCGCCGCGGACGAAACCGTGATTGTGGTCCGGGGCGAGAAGTTCCTGGATGTCTGGGCCTCCCGCTCCGACATCATCCTGTCCAGCGAGCCTCTGGAGCGCCACGAGGCCGTCCACATCCACCCCGGTCCGTCGCACTTCGTGTACTACCGGGGCGTGCGAGCCTATCGGCTGGA